CTCGTAATGAACCAGGTCTCAAGCTGTTTGTAGATCTTATATCAAGATTAGCCGAAGTACACCGAGTTAGTACCTGGTGTAAACGCTTCGCCGAGTCCTGTTACAATGATAACGTGATAGTAGAGATTTGCTCCGAAGATATTGTCTACGACACCATAACGTGTAAGCAAGCCTACACGTGGCGCGAAGTCATTCGGTCCAATTGTTCTCTGTACCATTACTGGAATGTAAGGGCAGTAGATGATACCAGTGTCGTAAAACTCTGGACCTTTATAACCTAACAACGCGTATTCTGGGGCATTATTTGCAGAGGTATTAAGACTGTTACCAATCGTTTGACCTTCTGTGCGTGTGTCCCTATATACGTTGAAACGACCACCAAGATTACCGATCTTTCCAACACCTACAGGTTGTGTATTAACATTACCTTGGACTGGTACCCACTGGAATTCAGGGAGCATTTCCAAGATAGCGCAAACACGAGGTGTTGCAACGATGAAGTTAGCTGCACCGCGGCGATTTCTCACTGCGATACGATTAGCTTCTACGATTAATCTTTGATAGAAGTCGCGGTTACGTTCTACTAACCAACGGCCATCAGCAGAAGCAGGGCTCCATGTGGAGAATCCTGTTCCTCTGCCAGCGTTAAGAGAAACTTGAATCATTCTCATAAGCATTTCACGGTCGATTTCAGCCTGAATTTCATACGACATTGCGTTTGTCAATTCAGTATCGATATCGATACCATTCATGTTTTTGAGATCTTGTTCAAGTTCAACCGACCAACGTGCGCCTAAGCGACGTGTGCCTGCTTCAACTGCTGTCTTCTCGAAAGAAACTTCCATAGTAGGGATATTACCCGTTACTTCGAAGTTTCTAAGAAGAGCTGCTACACCATCATCCGCTTCGTTAAAAGCGAATTCACCGTTACCGGATAAGAATCCAGCAGATGTACCTGTGTAAGCTGTCTTAAGCTCTTGGTAACCAGCTTCAGTGCCATTTGCATTAGCAAGGACGCCTGATTGACCTGCAGGTGCATTACCTGCAGCTGACTTACCATCGATACCATCACCAAGTGTTTCACCACTGTAACGATAACGAAGAGCAAATGCAAGGCCAACTGGACCAGCCATTGGTTGAACACCAACGATTTCATTTGTAATTAACTCGGGAAAAGTACGTCTAATCATTGGAATCAAGATCTTTGGTAGACGATAGTCACCACTTGCATAGCTGTCAGTACCAGGGGTACCAGCAACTCCACCAGCAGCACCGATTGAAGTAGCATTACCGAGTGCACCATCACGACCAGCAACGTTACCGCTACCAGCATAGTTAGGTCCAGCTTCTCTCAAACACCATGCTTCTTGGTTTTCAAGTAACATAGCTGTGTTCAAACGAGTATGGCTATCTTCAATTGGAGCAACACTCTTAGATGTGTAATCCAGAACTGGAGCCCACTTTTCTAAAAGAGCAGAAGCTCTTGATTCATCAATATAAGCCTGTGAAGGTCTAATTGTATTCATAATTTGTATTTTTCCTTTATATACGACCCCAAGGTTTTAAAAAACCAGGAAACTCAGGAATTCCTAAACAATATAGAAAATTCTAGTACTTAGATAGTTCGTCCATATATGGGTTATTTACGCTTTCACTAACAATTTCTTGTGTAGTGTCTTCATAAATGACTCTATCGACATCATCTCTGGTACTTAAAGCTTCTTCTTTCAAAGTCTCGAGCCTATTGCTTTCTTTCTTCTTAAAGAGCTTCAATGTATAATCAAAGTTTTCAGCAATGAACTCAGCGTCCTTACCTTTTAATACTTTGTTTACATATTGCTTTGTTCTTTTATCAAGACCTGCAGTTTTTTCTTCAAGTACTAAACTAGCCTTAGCTATATCTAATTCTTCTTTTAAAACTGCATTTTCTTCTGCAACAGACTCAAGCTTCTTCGAAGCTTCATTTATTTGATTATGACCGTCCATGACGGCTTCTTTAATGCTTTGTTTTTCTAAAGCACTATCAACTGCTAGATGGCTTCTTAAGCCTTCTAAAATTTTCTTAGCTTTTGTATTCTTTACTGCTTCCTGAACACTTTCGGC